CAGAACTCAGATCTCCCTGGCCGATTTAACGGCCAAGCTCAATAAATTAGAGCTAGTCCAGGGTCTCCCTAATAAGGGCAGACCCACCCCGCTTTGATGCGGACGACGCGAGGACGTCCAGCACGTTCCAAGTGTCTCTCATCATAGCTAACATCGCTACGCTTGAGAAAATACTTGAGCAGAGCGCCCGAACCATCCAAGGAATCCTTGGGTGAATTCGAGGATATCGAATAGGCTTTAACCATAGGCCTATGTAGATATTCGCATTCCCTCTCAGAAACATAACCGAGAAAGGAGACACGACCCAACCCTGAGCTAGTGGACTCAACGTTCGGGAAGAAATGGAGTATCTTCCTTAAGCGTTGATCCATCCAGTCAGCTGCTTTCCAGAGCCCAGCCATATATAGCTGGTTTCTTAGAGAAACAGCAGACACGGTCTCAGGAACCTGCTGCCGTTGTAAGGGAATATGATTTCGAACCTTGACAATGCTAACGTCATGGCCCGAATAATACTCCTTACCACAAGACTCTCTGAATCTTCCGATCCAGAAGGACTTGTCGAGACCCACTCGAGCACCAAAATGCTCGAGGCGGTCAACAACGGTATGCACATAATCTGTGGGGATGATAATATCGTCTCCATAGACACGCACCCGACCAAGATAAGGGAGAAATTCCCTTGTCTTGGTAAACCTGCATCCTCGCTCTTCTTGGATTCCAAGAAAGATGATGGTAAGAAAAACCATCGCCTCAAATGGAAAACAGAGAGCAGAACCCATAGACGCGAACTTGGCCAGGGGAATATCCCCATGACCAGGTACAGAAGCCCGTTCAGATCTACAAGCAAAGACAGCATCTCGAGTGAGATGGTGCCGCGCAAGTAGCGTGTGAACGAGCTTAGCCGACACTCTATCGGAAGCCTCACTTAAATCAAGTGTGGCAAGAGAACCATCACTGGATCCCTTCTGAGCCAAAAGCTGGTTAGGCTCCTGGGAATCAGATCCGATAAACCCGTTCAAGAAACTTGAGCGGGTATGTTGTGTTATAGACTCGAGTATCCCCTGCTGTACGTACTGTATAGTAGAGGGCTCGATAGCTATAATACGTGGTGTCTTCTGCGTCTTAGGAACGGAGATAACCCGAGAGGGCATCTCCGAACCGGGTTCTAGGAAGTCAACATCGTCATAACAGTCACCTATATGGCGGCTGTTAGGATAGAGGAAGTCTCCAACATGGAAGACTTTCTCTAGACGATCGGTCCAGTAACGTGTGAGATACTTACCATTACTAGTAAGTCTCTCAGCAGTCGCGCCTGGACCGTGTTTCGGTCGAATATTCCCATCATAGATATCTCTATCTACGGATGAGAAGAGACTACCGAATAACAATTGACCCATACGACCAAATTCAGAAACATCAGAATCGGGTAGAATGGAATCATTGTAGTTGACCTCCTTATCACATTGGATGTACTCGGATAGTGCCTTGCGCTCCCTTGCGGGAGTACAGGGTAGAAGCATCTTGCCAAAGATCAAAGTCAATTGTCTTATGGCAGTAATTGCTTCTATATCTGGGTCATCCAAGAGGATGCCAGTACCAGGATCAAACACCAACTCCAGAAAACCTCTCAGAAATGAGGGGAGATCTGATCCCGACTTGCGAAATGCAAGGAAGGATTTGGGAGATACCAACCCTTGGTCAAGACAATACTGAAAGTCTTTTCCAAAGGAAGGAAGGGTTATCGTCAGAAACGATAAACCCTCGTGTTCGGTCCGCCTAAGGACGGTATTAATGTCCTTAGTGGTGCTAGTGCCGCATCTGCTGGCGAATTCATTCGCCAACACATTCCAGAGTGACGTCAGGCTTTTCATAGCCCCTCCTAATAGAGGTGGTTATCCTTAGCCTGTCGCACTGAAGGGACACGCCGCTAAAGAATACTCGTTAGCAGCGTGAGGCCTAGAGTAAGCCCACCAAGACAGAGCATCGCCATGAATAGTATCAGGACGATGTGCTGCGTGGTGGTAGTGACGTGATTATAATCATAATCACCTCTCATTCGCAACCTCCATATTCAATGTGGAGAACTCCCTATAATAAAGGTGTTAGAAAGAGAGAACTAGTTCTCTCCTCCAATGACCTTTTCTGTCAAAGAGTACGTTGAAGCTGAAAGAAGACCAACAAGGCCTTCGACCAGTTTCTTCGCTTCTGAGACAGTGAAACCAGCTTCAGGGCGATCGATGACCAAATAGACGGACATCGAAATGCTCTGTTTCTTGGTTTCTTCATAGGGATTCGTCGCGAGCTTACTCACGTCGATCCGTACGAGATGGCGTTTACGGCTACTGTTCGACACTGAAGTCGAAACAGTAAGCACGTTTAGACCATCAGAGGTCTCGTACATGGACTTGAAGTCACCACTAGAAACACGTGGTGCTGTCACTTCCGTGCCCGCGACTTCTTTGAATTTCTGCGGATCAGTCAGTGCCATAGGCACACTCCTTTAGCTGTGGCCAAAGCCACGTTGGTGTTTGCAGTAAATCTGCTACAACAACTTGGTAATACCAAGTGCTGCAGTAATGGCCAGCTGTGTGGGTGACAAACCCTCCCAGCCAATGCCAAACCCGAAGGGGTTTGCGGCAACTCTGCGTTTAGTGATGGTTTTACGACCACGTGAACACGGAGAAGACAAAACTGTACCTTTCACTTTAGAGCCAAATTCATTGCTCTGAAAGCGACAAGAGTCCAGTGTCTTGGATACTACATCAATAGTTTCTTCCATGATGTAGCCATACCGCATGACAAGACCGGCAGTTCCGAAGTTGGTAACGTTATTAATCACGTCACCAGCATTCGAGAACCAGTCGACGGCCCAACTCCATGGTGTCAGCTCCCAAAGAACACTGGGAGTTAGCTCTAGTCCGTAGAGCTGTTCGGCGTTTTCACCGAAACCTATGCCCCTACTCCAGCTGTCAGTTGAAGTAGGGAGTGCATAGGTAAAACAGCCCTCGAACCAGCGCTTCGTCTCTACAACCCGAGAGATCTGATACGATGGGACTATACCAGTGAACCATTCAGCTGAGAATGGCCCGACGAAAGTCGGGTACTCAAAGCCGGATGCTCCAGATGATATAGTCTTAGACGATGGGAAATCGAATCTACGGTGAGTATTACGGCCTTCACCATGATGAAAATCAGACATGATTTTCTTATGATGCATAGCCGTATCCACAACGGAATTTACTTCTTTCCGTAGTGGCTCCCAACCAAATTGATAGTTGAGATACTCACTACCGAGGCCTTTTAACACCTCGGTCCTAGCACGCCACGACTGGATCCCCGGGAGAGTTGGAACACCCTCCCGGAACGATTCAGCAAGTGTCGTGCCAAGGTTAGATGCGGGGTTGGTAGGTGCACACTGAGAAACAGCAGTGGCGCCATCTTTAGTCATCTGACTCTGATTTTCAGAGCCATAGACTTCAGGTGTATAGCCAGTTGCTGTCATCTGTGCCTGGGATGGCGCAGTACAGAGAACGGGACCGGAATAGACATTTCGGCCTTCGCTATCTGTTGCGTTCATCACATGACCAGGCTCTGAATAGCTGGTCGTACGGCTCGTGAAAAACGGGCCGCCAGCATCGTAGGAACCCGTATCAGGGTTTCTACGGTGGCTTTCCGAAACAGTAATCTGTTTCCCTTTGCCGGTAACAATGGGCGAATTCTGGGGAAAATGTTTCCCCGTAGCACGAGAGATAACATCAGGAATACTGATGGTTTCTTCCGTGTTTCGTTCACGTTTACCAGCAGAGGACATCGTCTAGTTCCCTTCTTGGAAATAAGGATTACTCCTTATAGTGGATGATGCACTGCGTGCCCCCTAGCTCAG